AAAAGTAGGCAGCCCAGTTGTTACTCATACTATCCCTGTAACTAGCGGTGGCACAACGTACTACATCATGGTTTCTACTGTTGCGTAATGCAAATCACTAAAGAATTTTTAGTGGCAGAAATTGAGTCGCTAGAGTCTGAAGCAAATAAGGCGCAAACCTTTTTAATTCAGGCTCAAGCGACTATTACTGCGTATAAAATGCTAGTGGATAAGCTAGATCAACCCGAACCTACCGAGGAACAATAATGGCTGTTATTTATTTAAAACACCCTGTGCATGGCCATAAGGTCGCTTGTAGCGACATGGAAGCCGACCATGATGAAAGTCATGGCTGGGAACGCTATACTGTTGCTACGCCGGTAGAAGTAATTGTGGTTGATGAAATAGAAACCGAAGTCGAGGCGGCTCCTGCTAACGTGCTGGAAGTAAAGACAAGACGACGTAAAACAACCGCATAAGGAGTTACGCCATGACTACGGCAAACGACCAAATTAACGGCGCACTGCGCGTACTAGGGGTTTTAGCCGAAGGCGAAACACCCTCTGCAGCCACATCGCAAGACGCGTTGATGGCGCTAAATCAGATGATTGACAGCTGGAACACCGAGCGTTTAGCTGTGTTTTCCACTCAAGACCAGATTGCTTCATGGCCTGCTGGCGCTAAAGATTTAACTTTTGGCCCAACTGGAACCTTGCCTTTAGCGTCAGGTGGCACACCTAAGCGCCCTGTATTAGTTGACGATGCGACCTATTTTAGAGATTCAGCGACCAATATTTCATACGGCATTAAGTTAATTAACCAACAGCAGTACAACGGTATTGCTGTTAAAACGGTGACTTCGACATACCCTCAAGTTCTGTGGGTCAATATGACCTATCCTGACATTGAAATGTACGTCTACCCCGTACCCATCAAGCCGCTAGAGTTTCATATTGTTTCGGTAGAAAAGCTTATGGAAGTGCCAAGTCTATCGACTGACATTACCATGCCGCCTGGCTACCTACGGGCGTTCAAATACAGCCTTGCTTGCGAGATTGCAACCGAGTTTGGTATCGAGCCACCCGCTAACGTAATGCGCGTCGCTATGACCTCTAAACGCAATCTGAAGCGTATTAACAATCCTGACGACATTATGGCTTTGCCATACAGCTTGGTTGGCACACGTCAGCGGTTTAACATTTATGCGGGTAATTACTAGGATTAAATATGGCAAATATAACAATACCCCAATTACCAGTAGCCACCACTTCGGCTGGCGCTGATTTATTACCCGTAGAACAAAGTGGCGTTACTAAACAAATGACCAGAACGGTCTTGTTGACTAATGCTACGTTAACCACGCCTGTTCTTGGAACGCCCCAATCTGGCACATTAACTAACTGTACGGGTTTACCCGTATCTACAGGAATTAGCGGGCTTGGCACAGGTGTTGCAACATTTTTAGCCACGCCTTCTAGTGCTAATTTAGCAACGGCTGTAACAGGTGAAACTGGTTCTGGTGCATTAGTTTTTGCTACAAGCCCTACATTAGTAACTCCTATTCTTGGAACACCCCAATCTGGCACGCTAACAACTTGCACAGGGCTTCCCCTTACAACTGGCGTAACAGGTGCTTTACCTGTGGCTAATGGTGGAACTGGTGCAAGCGCAACAGTTCAATCTTTATCAGGCCCAGGCGCAGTAAATTTAACTGCTTTAACTACTGCGTTTACATCAACAGCAACAGGTAACGCATTAACTTTGGCAGATGGTGTAGCTGGTCAATTAAAAACGATTGTATATGTTGCTGAAGCTGCGGGTGGTGACACAGGGGTTTTGACGCCTGCCAATCTTGGCAGCGCAACTACTATTACGTTTAATGCTGTTGGTGATTCAGTTACCCTTCAGTTTATTGGTGCTGATTGGTGGGTTATTGGTTTCCGTGGCGCTGTGGTTGCGTAAAGCATGAAAACGCCAATTTTAGGCCAAGCCTATGTAGCCCGTAGCGTTAACGCAGCGGATAACCGTATGGTTAATTTGTTTGCCGAGGCCATTCCCAATGAAGGTAAAGAGGCAGGGTTTCTTAACCGCGCCCCAGGCTTAAGTTTATTAACTACGGTTGGTATTGGCCCTGTGCGTGGTTTGTGGTCATTTGAAGGGTTTATGTATGCCGTGTCAGGAAATACCTTATACAAAATTAATAGCTCATATACCGCTACCGCATTAGGCACTGTAGCGGGTACAGGGCAAGTATCTATGTCTGATAACGGTACGCAGTTGTTTGTGGCCGCTAATGGCCCAAGTTACATTTACAACTCCAATACAAACGTTTTTCAACAAATTACTGACCCTGACTTTCCTGGCGCGCTTACTGTTAGCTATTTAGATGGGTATTTTATTTTCAATGAACCCAACAGCCAAAAGATATGGGTTACTAGCCTATTGGATGGTTTGTCTATTGATCCATTGGACTTTGCAAGCGCTGAAGGTTCACCAGATGGTTTAGTCGCCGTAATTGTTAATAACCGTGAGGCGTGGTTATTTGGCACGAACTCAATTGAGGTTTGGTATGACGCTGGCACGCCTGATTTTCCGCTTGCTCGTATTCAAGGCGCGTCCAACGAAATTGGTTGCGCTGCTGCGTTTTCCGTCGCCAAACTCGACAACTCAATATTTTGGCTAGGGCAAGACGCCCGTGGTCGTGGCATCGTATATCGTAATAACGGCTATACAGGCGTTAGAGCGTCTAATCATGCGATTGAATGGCAAATTCAACAATATGGTGACATTAGCAATGCTATCGCTTACACATACCAGCAAGACGGCCATAGCTTCTACGTATTAACATTCCCCACCGTGCAAAAGACGTGGGTGTACGATGTCGTCACCCAATCATGGCATGAGCGTGCAGGTTGGTCAAACGGCAATTTTATTCGTTATCGCCCTAACTGCCAAACAGCGTATAACAACGAAGTAATCCTTGGTGATTATGAAAGCGGTAACTTGTACGCGTATGACTTAGATGTTTATGCCGATAACGGGCAGATTCAAAAATGGTTGCGTTCTTGGCGCGTTATCCCTAGTGGTCAAAACAACCTACGCCGTACCGCCCAGCATAGCCTACAACTAGACTGCGAAACAGGCGTGGGGCTTAACGGTATTGATGTTGACGATAATGTTGAATGGTTTTTTTATACCTCTAGCGGAGATCAACTTGTAACTAATACTGGCGATTTGTTATTGTTTTCACCACCAGTAGTTCAAGGCGCCAACCCCGAAGTCATGCTGCGTTGGTCAGATGACGGCGGTCATACCTGGTCAAATGAGCATTGGGCGTCAATGGGGCGCATTGGTCAGTATGGACGCCGTGTCTTTTGGCGTCGGCTTGGCATGACCATGAAGCTGCGTGATCGGGTTTATGAGGTGTCAGGCACCGACCCAGTTAAGATTGCCATTGTTGGTGCTGAACTGCTATTGAGTCCAACCCGTGCCTAGCCCGCTTAATGTCACAACCATACCAGCGCCTCGCACGCCGCTGACCGACCCCGCTACAGGGTTATTGTCCCGTGAATGGTATCGGTTTTTTCTAAATTTGTTTGATTTAACAGGGCAAGGTAGCAATCCGACTAGCCTTGAAGATTTGCAAGTTGGGCCACCGTTTGCTACGGTAGACGAAATTACCAATTCCACCGATATTAAGATTCAAGGGTTTGCTACTAGCCCTTCACAAGACGCGCTATTAGCGCAGATTGCTGAGTTGCAAAAGCAAGTGCAGGCTGCCGAGTTAAGCGCAGAAGGGTTAATTAACGCTTTACTAGCTCAAATTGCGCAATTGCAAAAACAAGTCGATGGTTTAGAATCCCAACCTGTTGCGGATGCAGGCGCCGTATCTGCGGCGTTTGCGGGGCTAAACACCATACCAGTAACTAAAACTGCTGACTTTACAGTGGGGCTAGGTGAAGTATGGATTATTAACAATAAGTCTGGCTCCACTTGCACAGTTACGCTTCCTACGGCATCATCTTATTCAGGGCGGGTTTTGACGTTTCAAAACTACCAAGCTCAGTTTTTGGTGTCGGCATCTAGCAACGTAGTGCCTTTGGCTGGCGGTGCAGCGGGT